TTAATTATTCTGTTCTTCCAAAAGTGGCACCGAAACTGGCACCGAAATTTGGGATCTCTTTTGAAAATTTTCCAGCAGCTTAATGGTGTTAACGCCGATGTAGCGCACAAATGCTTTCTCGGTTTTGTGGCCGGTGGCCTGCATAACCATCCGATCAGGCACCCCTTGGTAGAGCTTTAAGGTGGCAAACGTTTTGCGGCCAATCTTAGTAGTAAGCTCTAACCTGGTTATGCCGGCGAACTTACCAATATATTTTAAATAGGAATTAATGCCTTTATTTACCGGTAGGCAGGTGTTGTATTTGCCTTGGTACTTGGTTACAATCTCCACCGGCTTAAAAATAGCATCGTCGTAGTAAGGAATGTAGCACCAGATATTATGCTTCTTGGTTTTACCCGCTTTAATTTTGATAATTCCATTATGGATATCCTTCGGCGTAAAAGTAAAAGCATCAGAAATTCGCATTCCGGAATAGCAGAGGAACAAGAAAACATCCTGCATTTCTTCCAAAACTTTAATGCGCTGGGCCAGCATGAGCCGGTTAATTTCTTTCTTATATTCTTCCCGAAAACATTGCTTGACAAAATCAACGGCTTGTTGGGTTCTAAAATCCAGATTGTAAATCAGGTGAACTTCCTCTTCGGTTAGCGATTCAACCTCTTGGTATTCCTCGGTTACCGACATTTTGCGGTACTTCCGGTTAACTTCCAAATCCTGATCTTCGCACCACTCTAAAAATTCAGTCAATCGCTTGATGTGTTTGCCAACCGTGTTTATACTTTGGCCCAAATTTTCTAGCATATAATTTAAAAATGCCTGAAAAAATAGGTTATCCATTTTAGCCAGAGTAAGCTTAAATTTGGTAGTAGCTTCAAAATCTATTAAGCGATCACGGCTAGCTTTTAAGGCGGTGATGGTGCTTGCTTCTAACCGGTTGCCTTTAGAATCCCTCTCTAATTTTTTGTGATTAATCCAGCTATCCATGAGCTGGAGAAAGGGTGATTCCAATTCGGGTTCGGCTTCCTTTTTTGGTGAAAGGTGCTGTAAAATTTTCTTGGCACTAGCAGATAACTCTTGGGCAGATATGACGGTAAAACCGGCAGCCTTGTCAAATTCCGTTTTAACTTCTGCTTCGGTTAATGCTTTATTGGCTTTTCGGGCATTATCATACAACTCCGTTAAGGCAATTTCAACAGCTTCCAGCTTACCATTAATCCGAGTGGTATAGGTTTGCTTTGGTTTAACTTTTTTCAGTTTATTATCCCAAGCCTCCAGGTGTACTTTTTCTTCCGGAAATAACTTCAAGCGCTTGCCATCCCAACTAGCCGTTAGGTAGATGGGAGCCATACCCAACTTATTTACTTTGCTAGTTATGATGTAGCGTTTTACTTGCATTAACTTCAGGAACTCTAAATTTTTTTGTTTTACTAATCCTTTATTAATTCCTGAAGTAAGTCTGTGAAGCTTTCAAAATCCTTTTTATAGCTTTTTGGTGGGCCTGAATACATCATTTGTCGGCTACTAACATCATTGGTTACTTGGAAATAATACTTTTCAGAAGATGCATTTTCCTTTTCCTTCTTGGCAATAAATATTTGTTCTTGTAAAAACTGAATTTCTGCATTAAGCCTTTGATCAGGTTCTTGTGGGATAATCCTACTAGTATTTCCTGTAGGAATGTTTTTGGAAAATATTTTGATAAGGTAAGCTGCCTGATTAGGTTCAGGTAAATCTAATTTATAAGAAGTAAAATCAGAATTTGGAAATTTTAAGGTAATTGAATAAGTACCATAGCTTGCAATTTTTCCGCTAAAATTTGATAATGAATCAACTATAAATCCCTTTCCTTTAAAAAAGTCTTCATATTCTTGACCTACAGATTTAGAAAATTTTTCTTTAGAATTTTTTACCGCTTCAGCTAACGAAGCTTTGATATCATTAAGTGATACTTTTAAATCTTCAATTTGCTTTATTTTCGTTATGCTCATTTATTTTATATTTTAACAGGTTATTTATTTCCTTTAGTAATCCAGCCTATTGCAGTAGGAGTATTAGCTGATTTATCACTTTTTGTGTGAATCTATCCGTTACGGCTGATATTTTACTCGAAATAAGGGCTTCATTGGAGGTAAAAATTCGGTGGATTCGGACATAGCTAGTTAATAGCAGTGGCGATAGCCGATAGTCATTAACTGAAATAGCCAGCGATAATCCATCATTTCTTACCTTGGAAGTTATCTGTACCAAGATATAATCACCGGTGTCATTAACTCGGGTATTTGATAGAATTAAGGCTGGCCGAGGTTTAGATTGACTACCATCCGTAAAAGGAAAATTAATCCAGACAATATCGCCTTGTTTGTACTTCATTTAGGTAGTGCCTTGAGCTGTATTTTTATATAATTGTTCATACCGGCTGTCTTCTTCACTATCCCAATCTTCAGCTAAAGCTTGCTCGGATAGCAAAGCAGTTTCCGAAATAGGCGTTTTTTCTTTTTCCTTTATTGCTTCAATAAAATCTAGTTGCTTCAAAATGCTTTGCAACCTGGAGAAATCCTGATCCTTTACTGATATTTCTACTGTTCTCATTTTCTTACTTTCTTACTTTCTTAACTGATTTATTAACTCATCCTTCATGGCCAATAATTGGTCTTTTAATCTTAATTGCTCCTGTAAACCAGCCTTTTCCGATTCACAGATCTTGAGATTGGCAATAATTTCATCAGGCATCCACATGGGTTTTTTCATTAGGAAATAGCTTGGTTCTATTACCATCCCAATGAACCACCAGGTAAATAGGGGCCATACCTAACTTATTTGCCTTGGTTTTATCCAGGTAGCGTTTTACTTGCACAATATATTTAAAAAACTATCTATAAACATCCCTTTGTAATCTTTGAACAACATCAACTATATCTGCAATATCGTAATCTGTATATTTTATATTGTCAAATATATAGTTCAACACTGAATAGAATACTTCATCTTGTTTTACATTATCTACAGGAATATTATTTTCAGCAAAAAATTTGAAAAACTCATCTCTAACTGTTGCTCTAAATCGTACTTCATCATCAGTAGCCCTTGAAGAGTTAATTTTTAATTTATTCAATTTTTGATTATAGGTTATTAACTTTTTATAATAATCATTTGAAGAATTGCTCAATGATATATTCCTAATTTGAGATTGGATGTCTTGTAATTGTCTCATAACAAATTCTATTCCTGTTACCTCTTTATCTTGTAGCTTAGCTGGTTTAATGTTTTTGAAGTGTCCTAAAAATGTTGTATAACCTTCACCAGATTTAGATTTTTCGTATGTTGCTGGCAACTTTTCCCTAATATCAGCTTTAAATTTTTCCACGCCGTAATACCTTAAATCCCTTGGGTATGGAATATGTTCAATTAAGCCTATGTCAAAAGGATAACTTGTAGCCTCGTCTTTAATCAAGATGGTTGGTTTATCAAATGCTAATCGTAATCCCAATTCAAACATAACGTTAGGATTCTTTTCACTTATGTCGCAAACTACTATATCGCTATTATAAATATTGTTAACGATTCGGTTATGAATGACACCTATGTCTTGATCTTCACTGACTAATTTTGCTTCAAATCCTAATTCACTAATTGTGCTGACTAATATGTTCTTGACCTCCCTCCAATGATTTTCAAGTAAATTGCCAATGGCACTTATTGGCATAATTAGACCACAAGTGGGCTTTTTATCAGGTGTTTTTTTATCTTCCGATTCATGCTTTTGATTAGCAGTAGGTTCTTCCTTTTCCTTTGCCATAATTTTAATTTATTAAAATATATAAATTTCAATAGCAACTAGCTAGAATGAAATAGCGACAATCGCTTGCTTAGGCAATTTTAAGTATGTTATCAATGTGTCGGATGCGTGTTTCGTGTTCAGCGAAGTGATTTAGCTGGTCCGAAATCTTTAACATAGACCGATTCAGCATTTGAAGTTCCAAGCTATGTTTAATTTGCGCCTCTTCCAGCGAGGCTAATTTTTGATTAGTAATGCGCTGCTCGGCCAGCATTTCCACCATTACCTCATACATGCGATTGTCATCCATTGTAATACAATTATAAAGTCTTCATCTTTCCCTAACATCAGGCACATCAAATTATTAAGCAATCGCTGCCTAATTCCAATCTTAAATTACGTTAATCCTACACTTTCCCGAATACAGTTGCGAATAGCAATACCATCTTCTTCGTTTTTCTTTAATAATGATATAACTGCATTCAGGTAAGCTTCTTTATCTTTCAAGTCGCAATTTTGTATTACTCTACATTCTGGTAATAAGCCTTTATTATTGTAAATTTTTAATATGCCATTATAATCATTATTGTCTATCAAGGTTTGAAAGTGGGCTTTCTTTTCATTGTAAATAGTTTCTGGCTCTAAAAACTGAGGTATGTTTGCAAATTTGTCTTTGAGCTCTGTAATGGTAGCACTGCTGGTATTAAGTCTTTGTTCCAGAGTTTTCTTAATGGTATGCTGAGTATGAAGTAAAGTCTGATTCTCTAAATCTCTGCTAAATAGTTCAATTACCTTTTGCTTAGTTTGGTCAAAAACCATTTCTGGAGTTTTATCCATCTTTTTTGCAACTGTTTTAATGACAGGTTCTTTTAACAGAAGATTTTCAACCTCGGTAACATCAGCTACATAGATATTCTCATTTAATCTAGCTACTTCTTCATCAGTCCGGCGATCTCTATCAATTATTCCCTTAGCAGTTATATGGTGAAAACTTTGTAGGTCATTAAATGCCTTAGTAGCTTCTAAAACCTTTTGGCATCCACCTAGTGGTTTAATTGTATATTCAGGATATATTTGAGGATACAATTTTATATCAACACTAAATTTATTAGTACCCTCTATAAATAATATCGGCTTTCTACTACCTAAAATCTCAAGGTAAACACCTTCGGGAATCGAATCTTGATCCTCTAGTATCTCATAATTCCATAAATTTTCATTTTGGTAAGATCTAAGCCAGATTCTTTTACTATCTGTTCTTCCTATCGCAAAATCAATATCATGTGTGAGATATACAAAAATGCAATCAGGACGTTCTAATTCTATTTTATCCCAGAGGGCATTTACAATTGATTTATGTAAGTGAGTTTCGGGTTCATCAATAATTATGATGGAATTAACTGGTGCACATATAGCTTGACCTATGAGGTAAAAAATTACCCTTTCTCCATCACTCATCTCTGATGCATTGTAATTTGAAGCATCAGATTCCGTTAAAGCTGCTTCAACTGTACCAGATTTAAAAAACAGTTTTCGATGTGGAAGTATTTGTTCCCAAATATTTTGAATTTTATCTAATTTGGTAACTGGTGGTATTTCAGAATTTGTTTTCGATTTTACCCTGAAAGCAGTAGATTCTTCAAATTCTTCAGTTTGAAGAAGAACCATAAGTTGTTCATAGTCATTTAGGAGACTTGTATTAGGGTTGTTTTGCCACCTAAATATATTTCTTCCATATGCTTCATGCCAATCTAAATTGCTTGATTCTTGAAAATGGCCATATCTAAATGAATATTCTGCTATTTGCTTAAGGGTCGGACTTGATGCTTTAGGCATTGATAAAGATCTCTGTGCTGAAATACGGTGTGTAATTGTAGAGTTCTTTTGTTCAATCCATGTTCCAAATCTCGTTTTACCAGTTCCATTAGCTCCGATTAGTACTAAGCTTTTAACAATTTCTATATTGTTTGTATTAATATTGTCTAGTTTATTAGGTATAATTAAATTCATATAAGTATTAAACTATATAAATGAATTAAGACTACTCCTCTATTAAAAGGATATAAGTTTTTAACTATAAAGTTAAAAGGTTAATAATTTAATTTTTAGTAGTCTTACCTTGCGTCCATTTTCTAATTGCTATAGCTAAAGGATCTTTTATATTTTTAGCACCCATTGACTCAAGTATTCTAAAACTTTCGCTACTATTGGAGTAATTGAAATCTAAATCATTAGGATTTAATACTTTAGCTGATTCCTTTTGACATGCTTCTATTATTGATGAATGAACGGCATTAATTAAGTTATCAAATTCTTCTTTCTGTTTAGAGTAATTGGTTCCAATATCAATGTCGTAGTGAAGAGCATAAAGCCCACTTTTATTAATGTGCTGAACCATTCTGAAACCTATTCCAAAAAGGTTTACTTCCTTATTTCCAGCTGTATTTTGAACTACTTCTATATTCTTTACAAGTGGGCCTAACTTATTGATGTAATTATCCACTAAAGTAGTAAGCGGAAGTGAGCCTTCTATTTCAAGATGGCCAGCTGAATATAGGCCACCCCAAAGCTGTTTAACTTCGTTTTCAATCAAGCTACATTCGCTTTCGTCCTTTGTAGCATCTAAAAACCAAATATTATTCATGCTCCTAATAGCTTCGTATTCTTCTAACTTGAAACCTGCCTGAATAAAGTTATGTTGATTTACAAACCTGATTCTACCCGTTAACTTGCAAGGCTTATGGGCATCGTTTAAAAATTCAGGTTTTATTAGGGCATTAAAGGAAGGTACCATATTATTGACGCCTGGAAATGGGCCGAAAAAACCTAAAGCTTCAGCATTGGAGGGGTAAAGCTGAACCTGGGAGGCCGTATTTGAGATTGCCGGGTACAATCCTACTGGGGTTAAATGCGTGGTAGTTTGCGCAAATAAGCTAAACACAAAATTATCCGATTCAATAGTTGGGCCAAGCCTATTTAATGTATTACTTCCAGATATAGGGCTTATGTACAATTGCTTTAAAAATGGCCCAAAAGAAGAGAACTTGCATTCAATTTCAACTAGTTGACCATTTCTAATAGAATTATTCGAAATGTCGCTTAATAGATCGAATAGATTATAATACCTAATTTTTTTTAAATGATTTATAACCTTTTGGATAGGGCCCACTACTGAAAGCGCCCATTTTTTAAAATCACCATACAATTCTTTAGTAATAGTTTCTGTAGCAGTTTCTAAAGGATTATAATCTCCCTGCATCATAAAATATCTATAAAAAATTATTTGTTTAGAATAGTTATTCCTTAAGCCATTCGGCAAATAGTTCGTGTACCAATTTTAGAAATGCTTACCTAAAACCAGTTTCAATATATTTCTATTGAAAAAGCCGTAGGTATTAATTACGAATTTCACTTCTGGTTCTTCTTTAATACTTCGATCAGATCCTCTTGCAAAGAAATTTGATTTTTCAAATGTGAATTTTCACGTTGGCATAACTCCAGTTCATGTTGAAGTTTATTTAAATTAATGTCAGAACTTTCTATAAATGCCTCCTTACCATGGATAGGCATTATTTTTTGCTTATTATTATTGCCAGCCTGGTTTCCTATGCCGCCTTGTGCCAAATTATATTGACCTCTCTCTTCCTGATCTAATTCAGATATAAAATAGCTTAAAGGCTTCTTAACAATCTCAGCAATCTTTATAAGGTATTTAATCTCAAAGGAATCCTTCTTATAAAGCCTATATAAATTATTAGATGACATATCAATTTTGTAGGCCACATCTTCAGTAGTTAATCCAGCTTCATTAATCGCATTTTTTACCTTCTGCCCTAACAACATATATTTTGTGAAAATTTTCAAACTGATAATCAATACGTTATACCATATTGCAACATATTTTCATAATATATTTGCAACAGCACAACACATTTGTTAGTATTGTATAAGATAAACAATGAAAGGTACATAAAAGCCTAAAGAAATGCCTAAAACAGCCCGAAAAAAAGCTGCTCTTGAAGGACCTAAGTTCAACATAGGAATTAGGTATGAGAAGCTAAACGATGATCAAAAAAAGCTTATGAAAGCAGAATTTGAAAAAACATTCGGATTCCAAGAGCGTGCATTTTACAAAACCCTTAGAAAAGATGTACTAACTGATGAAGAGCTACAATTCTTTGCAGCTATGTATGGCTGTACCATTCCTGATTTATTTAGACAAAAACCACCAATAAGGCCAACGGTGTACGATTTAGAGCGGAAGTACGATAAACGCATTGATCTATTAGGCAAACAAACCAAGATTAGCATTTAAGCAAAGGTATATACTCCCATGTATATATAAAAACTTCCTATATAATAATTTAAATATTTATTAGAATTTGATCTATTACTATGAAGCCGGAGGATCTACTCGAAATAGCGACCAAGGGAGATTTAGAGCTATTTGGCAAAGCCATAATTGCGGAGCTCAACCGCTTGTTAAAAGTGCCGGATGTAGGCGAGGAGGAGAAGTATTTCACTCTCGATGGTGCCGCCGAATTTACTGGCCACGACCGGAGCACGGTCAAAAAGTGGATCAATAAAGGCAAGCTCGATAATAACGGCAAGCTGGTAAAGCTGCCTACTTCGGAGTTTGCGCCCGGCTTCCCCCGCATTGCGAAAAGCGATCTAATTGCTTTCGGTAGGATAGGTTTGGAAAGCGCTGCCATCAAGCGCAAGAATAATCTGCCTAATAACCCTTTAAAGCTGGTCAGCTAATGTTTCAGGCCATCGACTTTCCCCAACGCAATTCCTTCTTTTATAAATGGAAACAAGAGACAATTGCCTGCACGATACCAGCTTACCAGGATGGCCGGCACATTATCATCTGCTGGCAATTTACTCCGGAACATCTCGCGCAGCTGCAAGCCAACGGGGGCAAATTGTACCTCGTGCTCAATGGCCACGCCGATCTTGCCACCTTAGCGCTTACCTGTGATCCGCCTTTCGATCCATCTTGGATTTCTCCTGATCTCGAAACTAGAAAGCTATGACACCTAAGGAAATCCAGGCAGAATTAATAACGGTTCGCGGCCATATCAAATCGCTGACTGATTCTATTGCGGAGTTGGAACGCGAGAAAAAGAAGTACCCGAAAGATTATCATTTTAAGATGCGGCGGGAAATCGAAGATTCTATTTCGCGGCTAAACGAGCGGTTAGAAAAACAGGAAAAGCGGTTGGAGTTCTTATTGGAAAGAACGCAAATGTCGCTTTTTTAAAATACCAGGGTCTGCAAAAAATGGAGCCGGTTTATTTTGATAGAACGACACATTCTAGCAAATCAACCGGCTCCGCAGCCTTTTTTCATTCTCGCAACACCAAGCCCGCCAAGGAAAACTGTTGCGACCGAAAAATTTAAACCCATTAAATCACTTTTTTTCTTACCAAGGAATGCCTATGAAATTAATAGATTTAAAACAAGCGTTACTAGCTTGGCATTTAACCGTTGAAGAACTAAATGCCAGACAACCAATATCGGAACGTTTTCGCACCAAAAAAAATCCGAAAACAGGGGAGTTTTATAAACAGAGGTATAAGCACCAGCCAAAATTAATAAAACAGCCAGTAGCAGCGACCGGTACCCGCCTGATTATAGAATACGTAAAAGTATACGATTTAGTTCTACAATCCAAATTAATACAGGAAAGTTTACACGAATCGGGGCAATTGCCCATTTTTAAAACCAACAATCCGGATTTCGCGGCGTTAATAACGGCTTGCGAAAAAACGGTATACACCCATTTCAAAAAGTTAAAACATTGCCAAATCAAATTAATCACCGGCTACAAATTTAAAGGTTCCAATGCCTCTTACGAGCTGGCCATTAATCCGGAAATCCTTTATGCCACCAGCCAAACCAATGCTTTAAAAATCGCTCAAAAATCAACTGGTTTTGCCCCTCTGTCGAACAATTTACCGCATACTTTATCTCCAGAGCTATCAGATATAGAAGAAACCAAAACTAGCTATGTGGAAATAAGCGGAGTGGCGGAGCCACCGCCTGCCGTGGCTAAAGCCGACGGCCCAGGCCCACTTTTTTCCAGCGCACCAGGGCCGCAAGACCCCCAGATTTCGGCAGCAGCGGGTTTAAAAGCTGTTCCATCGCACGAAAAGCCAGCGCAGCTACGCACACCGGGGCGCGGCGCGGCGGCGGTTCCATTGGCCCCACAACGCCCTGTTCCGCAGTGGCAGATGGATTTTCTACTATCGTTCTGGCGAGCAGCCTGTAAAACGATCTACTTGCCTTACACTTTTACCGTGGCCGAGGAAAAAGCCGCCCTCAACTCCATTTATCTCAATATTTATAACTGTTTCCGTTGGCAGAAAACGGCTGATGAATGGTGGCAATATCAGGCTAATCTATTGTCTTGCATTACCATAGCCCACAATTACTACAAACGCCGACCGCTGGAGTATGTGCCTAAGCCTTATTCGCTGGCCGTAGCGGGCAAAGGTTATTTTGACCGAACGAACGAATACGGATTTCATCGAATTTTTGGCTGGCACAAAGAAAACCGCGAAAAAGCGAGGCAGGCCAAAGCCGATAAAATTATTCAGAACGGCTATCAGCAGATTAGGAATTTCACCCTGGGTAAGCCCGTTGCCAAACACCTGCAAAATCTGGACAAACTCGGCATTTTTCAATATTACCTGGGCAAGTTGAAGTCGTACGGCTTACCGGCACAAGACCGGTTCTGCAACCTGACCCGCATTACTTTACCAAAAAATAACGCTTTAAATTTTTTACCTCAATTCCGCTAGATTATGCAACCAGCCAAATACACCCCATCGGCAAAAGCCCTAAAATTTAGGGAGACCGCTTTAACGAAAGCCTTTTTAGTGTTTGTAGACGGAGACACCGGAAAGCGGTACAGCCGCGATTTCAGCAGCAGTTCGCCCAGTGCTCCGGCCAACAAAGAACTCGGTTTATACCGCCTCAAAAAAATGGTAAAAACCTACCAGACCAAAAAACATAAAGGTGGCGTAGTTCGTGCCACGATCTATTGCAATCTAACCGATACCATACTGTTTAAATACGAAAAAGGAGAATGGCAATGAAGCACTTTAAGGAACAAATTAATATATCGCGGCAAGGAGCCGAGTACTTGGCAGTTAGTATTTGTAACTGGCTGGAATATCGGCCCGAGCCGGGAAAAGATAAACTTACGCTGGCCGAACTACTCGCTACCAGCTATTTGTTCAACGTAAAAAACCGGCTCCAGTCGGCGGTTATCCGAGCAAACTTTAAGCGCAAGTTGGATTTCAATTTTACGTTTTCCTGTCAGGAAATTTTTGCCATTCTCCTTTGTATACCGATTCCAACGGATAATTCCTTATTGCGGAAGTTGTTAGGTGATTTGCACCGGAAGTCGTTAAACTTTGATTATTTACTAAAAAACAATCAGATTTTTTATGGCGAAAAAGAACGTGCCTCAAACCAATTATTCTCTAATCTTCGGACCAGTTAAAAGTGAAAAAGATAAGGAACGTTGCGATCTATTGGGCCAAGGACTTACTTTCAAACTGCTGGAAACCGGTGGTTTCTGGTGCCTTAAATGCAATGCTATCAGCCACAATCAAGTTGACATTGCCGAAAAATTTTGTGGGAATTGTAGTAGACATCATGTACCAACCCCAAAGAAGCAAACCGCTTTACAGTTACCAAGAAATGATTGATTTGCTCACCGAGGCAACCGAAACGGAATTTCTCTGGCAGGTGCACGAAATACTCATATATGAAGCCGAGTATTACGACCAGATGGAGCGAATCAGCTTGCAAGCCTTATTTCGGCTCAAGCGGCTGGAGTTAAATAACCTTAAATAATGCGTAGTTTAAATGAAATTCGGGACGAGATCACCAACTTAACGGATGAAGCAGCCGAGTTGAATTACTTTATTGACCCGCATTACAACGAGAATTTGGAACAAATTCGGTTGCGGGTTTACGTCTTAAAACAGGAATATTACCGATTGGAAGAAGAAATTAGAAAGAATAGAAACAACGCTGCCGGCGTACAATAAGCACATTTTATGCCCATCTTAAATTATACTACTAAAGTGGATCCTGCTGTAACGATTGGTCAAATTACTAAAACCTTAACCGAAAAAGGCGCCAGGAAAATTGTGATGGATAATGACGAAAACGGTCTGCTTATTTCAATTACTTTCAGCTTAGAAATTCGAGGTAATATGATCTTTTATGCCCTCCCTTGTAATTGGCAAGGAGTTTTAAAAGCCATGCAAAACGATAGCCAGGTACCAAATAAATTTTGCAATAAAGAACAATCAATCCGGGTTGCCTGGCGCATCATTAAGGATTGGATAGAAGCGCAAATGGCGATTGTGGAGGCACAGTTAGCCACTGTTCCGGAAATATTTTTGCCCTACGTTGTTCTTAAAAATGGTAAAACTTTGTACCAACATTTCGAGGAAAATCCGCAAAAACTCTTTGAATAATTGACTGTAATTAAAAATTAATGGCAAGAGCCCACCAAGCAAAAACTCCGGAGGAACTGGCAGCCAAGTATGCCCAACGTTCGGTTAACTTTCGGGATGAAACCGAGCACCAGTTGTTATTCGATACTCAGGCCATCAGCAAAGTTTTGGCAGAACAGCCATTATTAGAACCTGCCGTTAGAACCTTGCTGCGTAAATTGCAGGCTTGTATCCAAAATGAAGTGAATTTTCGACGGCGTAACGCCTAACAATAAATAGTTTTACCCATTTTATAGGCTATGGCAGAATTAAACAAAATTCAGTACGGCGTTGTACCTAGCAGCCCCAGATTGCTGATTCTGGTGAAATATATGGAAATTAATCCGTGTCAAATTAAATGCATTACTTTGGCACTATTTAGGGAGCAATTGGAGAAAAGAGATTACGCCAATGCAGTCAGTAGTATTAATTACAGTTATAGCCCTAATTTTCATCCAGACAAATTCCAAGCACATATTCCGGCTGCTGAATTTGAAGCTCACCTTACCCGGAGCAAGTTATATTTCGAAAGCCATTGAAGAAGTGAAGCAGAACCCCGACCCTTATGTTGAAGGGATCTTGTTTTTAGTGGCCGTGGCTGTAGGCGTTATTTTTTTGATGGCTGGCGTGCTATTAAGTTAGATTGCTCTTCTTAATCATGTTGCGGTAACGTTTCACGCTGGCTAAACTGACGCCGGTCATTCGCGCGGTATCGGCAATGGACATACCCTTTTCGTAGGCTGTTTTTACTTTTACGTAGGAAACAATGTCAACGCCTTTTCTCCGGCCTAAGTGCTTGCCTTTGGCTTTGGCTAACTCAATTCCTGCCTTGGTTCGTTCTTTGATAGTTTGCCGGTCGTATTCGGCCAGGGCCGCAAAAATGGTAAAAACTAACATGCCCATGGGCGTAGTGGTATCGATGTTCAAATCGAGTGCCTTGAAATGAATGCCCTTTTCCCCAAATTCAGTAACTAGTTTTATAAGGTGATCGCGGCTCCTTCCTAATCGGGTTAATCGGGCCACGATTATAGTGTCTCCCGGCCGGAGTAAGTCGAGCATCTTATCGAGAGCTGGCCGCGATGTGGCCACGCCCGAAACTTTATCGGTAAAGATTTCTTGGCAACCGGCTTTCTCCAGAGCTTCTATTTGGGTATCTAAATTTTGGTCGATTGAGGACACCCGGGCATAACCGAAAATTAAACTCATAGCTCATTAATTCAGGCTCAAATTTAATTAAAAAATATCAATGTTGAGCCAAGTTGTTGAGCCTAGTTTTTACCGGTTTTTGGGTGAAAGTAGGTCGGCTCCGAATGGTAGACCTTTTTGAGCCGGGAAGTGCTAAAATATATTCTTTAAATTATAGATGCGTTTCACTTTAAAAAGTAAGAGCATCAACTTTCAAGAATGTAGCTGCTGCTAATCAAATTTGGCACAATCTGGCTGAACATTTGATTTAGGCGATATACAATCCTAGAATTTTACTATCGCCCTACTTCTACTACTAAACTACTAATGTCTAAGTCTACTTTAATCTCAATACCCGTACGCAAACACGTAAAGGAGTTTTTACTACAAGAGTTCGGATTACCAGGAGAGAATTTTATTAGAATACACCAGAATACTTTTCTTGGAAAAACAATAGTAATGGCCGTAGATAAACTGCCTTACCGTCAATTAAAAACCAAAAAAGAAAAAAGCGGCAACGTAGCGGAAATTTCCTTACAACTCCCTAAGGCGTTAAAGCACTACGCCATGACCGAGGACAACATGAAAGCGTTGTCTGATTTCTTTGAAAAATACTTCCAGCAGCAACTTTTATTTTTTGTGAAAGGCCAAGTGGCCCGCACCGGCAACGAGCTGGCCGCGATCACGATGTTTATGAATTTGTACCAGATTGACACGGAAAGCTACGATCTGGAAGTAGCCCGTAAATGCTGGAGAGATTATAAAGACCGCATCTACAAAGTAAATCAAATGGTTGCCCATCAGCCAGCCGGATTTACCGGTATGGCTTACGCCTAATTCCTATTGTCGATTTAATTCTTAAAAATCGACCTTTTCCCTCATTCTCTTTATTTCTTAAATGTCCATGGTAACAAACCGATTTGCCGAGTACGTCGATTACTTCCGGAAGCTCTCGCAAGAGCATTTTCAATTAAAGGATTTTACCCACGGCACCGCCGCCGATATTATGGGTAAAACCCGCAGTGATTTATCCTACCCTTGTTTGTGGCTGGAAACCCCCAAATGAAGTTTACGGACAACGAAGCCAACCAGATCACCGGCAATCGCTACGGAGCCTTAATTATTCTGTGGAACGCGCCGGATGCCTCGGAAACCGAGTTAGATGAAATTTGGGAAAAAACCGAGAATATCGCTTTGGATATCTTATCCAGAATGCGCAAAGACCGCAAGGAACATCGTTTTTTCATTAATTTGAGCCAGGTGCAATTAGACCCCGTGAGTACCTTGTTTATTGATTCGGATTACGGCTGGCGCATGGAATTTTCCCTAGATAAGCCCATCAATATTTGTTATAACCCTGCTAACTGGACAACTGTATAATGGCCGCAGCAACCGTTTCTAATCTTGGTTCCGATCAGAAAACCTTAACCCAAATAAGGCTGAAAGGCTCCTTTACTTACGATGGCACCGGAACTCATTGCCCTTTTTATGTGGCGTTCCGAGTAAGAGTCAAAAATACCTTGGATTGGACGTTGCCGTGGGTATACCCGCCGCAGTCGCAATCGGATTATACGACTTGTAATTTCGGCGCCAATAGCGTACAATTTCAAGGCGTTTTTCAGTTCCCGGCCAATCCCGCGGCCGAGTACGAATTTCAGCCGATTGTCATGGCGCAGGACTTTACCCTGGGCATTTACCGGGAAGGACCCTTTGACTATTTTACGACTACCGGGGGCGTTGGTCCAGTCTGTGATCTGTCGCCTGGTTCGGTTACGGCTACCACCGTTCCATGCAGCGCCACTAATTACGCGGATGGTTCTATCACGATCACCACTACTAGTTCCGAGCCGCACGAGTTTGCTTGCGTGATTCCTTTTACCTCTATTAATAACTGGCAGGATTCGCCCACTTTTGCCGGCTTGGAAGCGCGCGCCTATACAATTTATGTTCGCCATAAAGCGAACCATGATTGCATCGGCTCCGGCAATAAAACCCTTGGCGTAGCGCCTCCGGAGGAAGAAACGGAGGAACCACCGGTTGTTCCGGTTACGAGTACGGGCTTATATTTCTCCTTAAATCCCATATTAGAAGTAATTGGCGCAGCACCCGAGATAGTCGAAAACAGTGAAGTAGTATTGGAATTATCGGTAGAAAGTGAACACTACAAAGGCGACTTCCAGCCGGTAATTGCGCGCCGAAGGTTTTTAACCAATGATTCGGCCAATTTTGATTTAAACTTATTGCTGCATAGCTTTTTGAACAAAGCTCTGGATTTACCTTACCTCCAGGCGGCTTCTATTGCTACCAGACGCGTGAAACAAGGAATCTTAAATTATTCCTTCCAAACCGCCTTTGTTGACCCCGTAACCAAAGTAATAGGTGCATATACCAAGTCGCCGGTTTATACGGTAGTCAAAGGTGGTTTGCCTTTGCAGGATTGGACGCGCCTTAATTTTTTCGGCTATTTACAGGAAAAAAAATCTTTCCTCACTTGGCTGCCGAAAACAAAAACCATTGGCCCGGACCAGCCGGAATTTTTGTATTGGTTAAACCAAAGTAACACCAACGATTTTATAATCGAGCGCAAGTATATTGGCGTAGTAACTACTACTTACAAGGAAAATTTTGCTTTAGATACCAGCTCGCCTATTAATACTTTAATCAGTATTCCGGTAAAGCTAGAAGCAGTACCGGCGCACGTGAAGCGCATTGAAATTCGGCTTTTAAACAGCAACCAGGAAGCGATCAGCGAAACCCGAACTTTTAAAATTGACCGAAGCTTCCGGCGTTACGAGAAATTTTTCTTGTACGAAAATGCTTTTGGGGTTTGGGAAACTTTGCGCACCACTGGCCCGCAGGAATTGGCCATCGATGGAAAAGACGAAATTTCAATTTCGGGCAATGATTTGCAATCGGTTTTTGCGCAGGATATGCAAAGAAGAATTAAGCAATCTAGCGGGCTCCATACTCCGGAAGAACAAGAATACCTGCAAGGCTTTGTTTTTTCCAAACGGCGTTACGAAATAAAAGGCGAGGACTTGCTACCCATCATTTTGCAGAAAAGAAGCTACACTTTTGAACCGGATAGCCGCAGGCCCACCGGTTATTTTTTCGAGTATGATTATGCTTATACGCCTTTCACCTATTCGCATTTAAACTAAACGGCCTAAAGGCACTCGCTAGATATGTTAAGACTGTACATCGGCTCCCGGGAGATTCATTTGCTCCCAGGCACCAGCATTGCCCTCGAAATTAATAATCCCATATTTGAAACTAATTCGGAAGTAATAAAAGGTAGCTACTCGCTACCTTTTACGATTCCATTGGAACCCAACCGGATTACTTTCAACTTTCCGGACGTGCTGGATAGCACTTACGATGTACGCGGCGAATACCCGATTGAAATAGAATCGGATGGGGAATTATTGCGTGGCACTCTCAAATTGCGCAAAATTGTTAATGGAAAAATTCAAGCCGATGCTACCGTAGGATTAAGTGCCCTCGCTAACTTTTTGAAGAAAAAACTCAGCGAATTTTCCTTTGGCGGCGAACGAGTAATGGGAACCACTACCCAGGAAATAACGGCGCACATGAACCAGGTAGTAAACAATGCCAACCAGTTTGATTACGTGTTCGCCCCTTACCTCAATAACAGCGCCATTGGCTCCCAAAGCGGCACCCCTTACCAGTATTGGGTAAACCACTTTGATTATGATTATCAGCGCGGCTCTGGCTTTCAGCAGAACTTATTTGGCACCGACTTTCAGGCTAGTTTTAACAATACCAGTTTAAGCCCCATGCCTTATGTGCGGTACGTGATCTTAGAAGCATTCCGCGAAAACGGCGTTCCGGTAGTAGACGCTTTTTTTAATGAAGAACTCTCGAAACTGGTTATTATCAGCAATAATTTACTAGATGATTATTTCTCCCGGTACGAGCTCTTAGGAGCCAAAGGAGCCAACGGATTCCGCAATAAATTTAAAATCGGGCAAGCCTTACCGGATTTAACTTTAATTGATTTCTTAAAAAAGATTGCGGCTAGTTTCAGTTTAAGCATTCAGGCCACTTTAAACAATACCCTTATTATTCAAAAATTGGATGATGTGATCGAAAGTACCGAGTATGACGACTGGAGTACTAAAGTGGATCCCAATTTTGAAATTCAGATAAACGATGTAGCGGGTTATACCCTCAAAGATAATCTGGAAGCCGCCGATTCGGAAACAGCTAAGTTTGTAAAAGACCTGCCGGCCGAGTTAGTCAAAGAACCCGTAGCTACCATGCTGCAACTACCCATGCCGGCAGAGCCGCAGCAAATCCGGCTAGTGATTGATAAAAATGAATACTGGCAGTACGGCAACGGCTGGCAATTTTATTCGCGCAATTATTCGCCTTTAAAAGTGGCGGGAGGCGGCGAAGAAATTACGGTAGGCCATACGCTCTATTTAATGGAAACCGTTAACCAGGGCGAAGGAAACGTGGTAAAAGTAAAAGTACCGGTGATAGATGAACCCGGCTTTTCTCCGGAAAGTGGCAACAATCAAAAAAGCCAAACTTTGCGCCTGGGATTCTGGCGCGGCATGCAACCCAACGAAGCCAACCCGAGCAGCTACCAATTTAATTATCCGCTGGTATCAATAGATACGACCAACCTGCAAAATGTTACCCTGGGCAATTATTCTTTAGCCGTTGGGGGTGCTAGTGGCCTGGGTAAAAACTTTCACGAAAGCTGGCTCAATTTTAAAAGCCAGAGCCGCGTAGTTACCGGCTTGGTGGCGCTCGATGCGGTGGATTTAGCGAACCTGAACATGAACCGGAAAAAAGATATAAACGGCTTGCGCTACCTGGTTCGAAAAATTAATGTAGTGCTCCCGATCAGGAAGAAAGCCACGGTCGAACTCTGGAAAGTTTAAAGAAAAAAAATCAAAAATTTTAAAATTAAATTTCCCGGTTTGTCCCAGGAATTTCCCGGTTTGTGCCAAAATTTAACATTTTTCAGATTTATTGCACATTTCCGATAATACCGGAAATTTCCAGCCCTCTCCACTTGTACTAGCTTGTACTAGCTTGTACCGACATATACAGACTGAAAGAATATGTGCCCGATATGAATTGTCTATCGGGCATGTATGGCTTTGGCTCGTCCTACCCTTCGCCTCTGGGATGCTACACCTTTGTAGCATAATCCTAGAAGCACATGAAAACAATTACTCTTGACCAACTCCGCACCTTAGCCAAACAATTTAATTTACCACTTGCCGGAGTACGGGCCATGGTGGAAGTAGAAAGCGCGGGCAGTGGCTACGTTCCGGATGGCTCGGGCCGCCCGAAAATTTTATTTGAGCGCCACAAGTTTCACAACTTTACCAACGGCATGTACTCGACTACCCATCCGGTAATTTCCAACAAATTAGCCGGTGGTTATTCAACCGGCGCAACCGCTACCGTTCGCAGTCAAAAGGAATGGTTCCGGATGGCTCAGGCCATTCAACTGGATAGCAAAGCGGCCTTAGCATCGGCGAGTTGGGGCATGGGTCAAGTAATGGGTTATCACTGGCAAAAGCTAGGGTACGCCTCTTTACAGGATTTTGTCAATGCCATGTACGAGAGCGAATATAACCAGCTCGTGGCCATGTTCCGGTATTGCAAGCTGGTTCCCGGCTTAATGGCCGCGATCACGATGGCCGATTGGGATGATGTAGCCCGCATGTACAACGGCGTTTCTTACGCCAAGCACCAATACCACATCAAATTAGCCAAAGCCTACGCCAAATTTAAATTAGAAGCCTAATGCTACCGAATCTCTCTTACGAGTTGTGCGGTTCGCATTTGGGCGGGCTCAGCCAACTTTTTGTCATTCCGGCTGATCAAGTACTCGCGGTGCCCGAGCACCAGGAGTATTTGCTTGGCGCGGACATTGTGCTGGAAGAAGGAACCAGCATGAGCCAGTTAGAATTTCCGGAAGATGCGGCCGAGTTTAAAGAAGATAGCGCCGAAAATGACCACGGCCCCTATTATAAAACCAAGCTGGAGGTTTTCATGCCGAATGACACCCCGCAAATGGCCCAATGGACCAATGCCCTCGGCCAGATAAAATTCTGCCTCGTGGTTTACTGCGACAACAACGGCAACTGGAAAGTAGTGGGATCTCCGGAATTTCCGCTTACTATTTCATCAAGCCTGGAAACCGGTAAAAGTGGCGCTAATAAAAGCGGCACTACTTTCTTGTTTTCGGGCGAAGCCCTGCAAAAAGCATTTTTCTACTACGGAATGGAAGTAGGTGCCCAGGAGCCTAACACTTCCGGCGCACCGGTAACTATTGTCGATGGGAAAGGCCGCATTTTAGCCACCGTACAGCCAGGCGGCACCTTCCAAATTAAATCAGGTTTCTCTTACGGATTTAGAATTTTATCATAATGAGTGCTTTAAAAGACAATTTAGAACAAGAATACACCTACGTTTTTGCCGATAACGAGGAAGGTTTAATTAATGAAAAGGCGCTGCGTGATTTTGTAGATGATGCCAACGAAACTTTCCTTGCCAAAGACGAGCTGCCCGAATTTGAATATTTGCCGGTAGACTCCAGCAACACCACCGGATTTTGGAAAGGATTGCTGGCAACCGGCAAAACTACTTTCGGCTTGGCGCTCGATCGGGTGGCCCAGGCCAAAGCCAGTTTAACCGGGGCATTGTTTACCGGCATGATTAAGATTCGTTTGGCAACTTCGAGCATTGACCAGCCGCATTTTCAATTATGGAATGATACCATTACCGGCAAAGTAAACCAGGAGCAACGGGCCGAAATTTATTTGCGCAATACCGGTGATCTGGAATTTCGCAATGTGACCGGCGAACGCTTTGTTTGGCGCTCCGGTGATTTCGTGCGCGAATTAGCTTATTTAGATGGTGGTGGCAACTTGGTAGTGGCTGGCTCTATTACCGTAAACGGCGTATTATTGGGCACACCTGCGCCCCCGATTCCCAAGGGCGTAGAATGGAAAGTAAAGCCGAGTACGCCAGTAATTGCCGGTAATATTCTTTCTATCGGGCAGGCGACTTACGCCGTGAATGAAGTAGAAAAAACGGCGGCGGCTGTTTCCGAACCTATTTTATTACCAGCGACCGGTAAAAAACAGGTTTGCTCGATAGCGGTAAATTTAACCAGTAATATCTGGTCAATTATTTTTGGCGAACCGGTAGACGACGATAAGAACTATATTTTTCCGGTAGTTGGGGAAAATTTCTTGCACCTCACCTATATTGAATTAAGCAGCATCCAGGCCGTAGTTTACAACAACGACCCGTTCAAGCTGTTAAGTGCGCCGAGTGATTCTACCAAAGATGGATTGACTGCCGGCGCGATCAAGCAGTACTACCTTTTAAAAACGGATTTACCAGCCGCGCCGAATTTAGCGCCCTACGCTTTAAAAAACGACCTGAACCCCTTGGCAACTTCCATCGCGGGAGTAGATGCCAAAGCGGAAGCGGCCATTGCCAAAAATACGACCCAGGACACGCAACTAACCAGTTTAGGCACCCGCGCCACTACCCTGGAGAGTGATGTGGCCTTGTTAAAAACCATCAATGATTACACCAGTTACCGGGATTTAGGTACCAGTACCTTGCCTTCGATTGATGGGAGTTATTATACCACTAAACGCGCTTCAGCCGTTGGCGTAGCCACCGATCTAGGTTCGGGCGCTAGTGTTCTGAATAATATTCGCATTGGCCCCTCCTTGCGCCTTATTCTGGATTCTAAAAACCTCACGGACACCTTAACCGGCTTTTTAGCGACCAATGGCACCTTAAATGTTACGCTCAATGGTTTGACCTATCAAGCCGTGATTGTCGATCAGACCGGCTTTACTTTCATACCGGGAGTGCGCCACGATGTGGAAATTTCCATGATTGAAGCCAAACGCTTCGAAGTCTTTATCAATCCGAAATTATGATAACCATCGCCAAAAAAGCTGCGGCCACCTTTCGGGGCTACGGCTACCGATTCACAGGAAACGAACGCTTGCAGGTTATTCATTCCGGCGTGCAGTCGTATACTTTTCCGGTAATTGTGGGCTTTACTACTTCCAACGTAGTAACCGCGGTTAACCAAATAGTAGCCATGACTTACCGCACCGTAGGCGGGCAAAATGATTGGTGGTTTTTTGGTATTACCACCACCGGCGAACTTTATTTTAATGTAGCCCGGGTGTACGCGGGTATTTCGCAATACAATACCGGCGCGTATCTGGAAAGTAATAAATATTACGAAGTAGGACTGGTGCAGCACCAGGATTACGTCAGTAATGCTTTTGTACCCTTGATGGACGTGTGGTTGAACGGAAAATTTTTAGTGCAGATTCCCGGTTGCTACCAGGGATTCGCCGAAACGGGCACTTTCAGCCTGGGCGCTTATACGCTGGGCACCGCCAATAATTTTACCGGGATTGTTTGGGGCGTAACCAATTTAAAATACTACACTACTAACCAAAATTTTACCCAGCAAACCGCCGCTAATTTTCCGCAAAAAACCTACTACGAACGGGCATTTTTCAAGCATTACAACTCGGGCCGGGGTTGCTGGACAGATAAAGTGTTTCCGGATGCGCAGAAAATCAGTTTTACAACCGGCTTGCTGCAAAAAGTAAGAAACGGCAATACCTATACCGCGCAGCAAATGTACGGTTCTACCAAAGGCGTTACTTGGCAGCACAAAATGAATTTTGAGCAATTTGCACCTTTGCGCATCGGCGATAAAATCCGAGCCGGCAGCGCGGGGCCGGATAGTGCTTCCATAGCCGATTACTGGTACGAAGGAGCCAGCGAATATTTAGCTTCTTTTGCTAAAACCGGCCCTTTGTATCGGGTAGACCAACCGGCCAATACCGATATGCCGAGTAATTTTTTTGGCCGAACAGTCAACCTCGATGGGAACAAGTGGGGCGGCTTAACGGCCAGTGAAACGACCAGCACCACCATAACCAATATTACCGCCTCGCAATTTCAGGCGCAAAATTGTACGCCGCTGGGCTTTGATGAAATGTGCCTGGAACTGGCGGCAAACTGTTTGCTTTATTTTGCCAGTAGCCGGAAAAAGAAAGTAATTATTACCTCGAAAAACAACGTGGTTCGGCTCCCGGTTATCGTTCAGCTAACCAGTAACCCTTTAAACCAAACTTTTGCCTCGGTACTGGACCCGGATATTATTCAGTACCAGGAATTGCGCTGGGGTAGCATTGGCGCGGGTTTAACCGGAGGCATTAGTAAATTTTCGCCCCGGACTACCAACGTCGATTTAACTAATAATTCGGGCTTAACCGGCCCCTTGCCGCAGATTCCCGATACCTTAACCGGTAGTTTAATTTTATCAGGAACCAACCTGACAGCCACCAATGGCTACGATTTTCGCAATACCTATACCCTCTATTGGAACACGGCTTTACTGGCCGGTACATTAAAATTTTTCCGCGTTTGGGATATTCGGAGCACCTGGAGCCACGCGAGCGGCGTAACGCTGGATTTTTCTAACCTCGTGGGCAATGCCAGGCACTTAGGCTATTGCGATCTGTACGGCGGGAAAGTGAACCAGGTATTGCTGCCGACCAACGTTGGCGCGCAACTGTGCTTGTTCAATATGGCTAACAATCCGAATTTAGCACCCTTGGACTTTGGTACCCGAACCGATGCTATTTTCGGGAAAGGCTTCGGTTGGAGTGCCGCCCAGCCGACTACTTTTAATTTAGTGGATAGTGGCATCCATAATTATTTTATGCCATTGGGTACCAAAATACTAAGCAATTACATTTACCTGGTTAGAAATGGCATGAGTTCGGCCAACATCAACGCCAGCCTGGATAGTTTGCTCACCAACATAGCGAATATGGATACGGCCAACGCGAGGCATTTTACTTATTACGGAGCCAACACCGACCCGATCACCAACGATAGCAACCGCCCGAATCGCATTCAGGACGTAATAAACCTGTGTTACAACCAAAGCTACCAGCTACGCCTTAAATACAATTCTAACCAGTTCGAGTCTTATTTAAAAATCGTGGCCATTGCCAAAGTAACCACCTTAGCGACCGATATTATTATTCAACTCCCATACACGGTCAATATTTTTGATTATACCCCGAACTATAATTTTTGTGAGTTGCAGCAAACCGGCAAAGCGGCGCTGGAAACAAGCGCCTGGGTAATTATCAGTAAAGGCACCGATGCCGCCGCCAGTAATAACGGCGCACTTTCTAATTATTACCGGTTACGCCGCAGCGACTACAATAATACCAATTTAACCACCGCCGCAGGAATTTTCCATTTACGCTATAACTAAGAAATTATGACCAGTTCTTTAACTTTTGCTTACGCCCTTAACTCCTTTGAAATAGTACCGGCTGATTATACCGGTAACTGGCAAGTCATTGTAACCGAGCCGGAATTAGGCATCCGGAAGCGGTATATTCTTTTGGGTATTGCCGCCGCCAACCGGGGAGCCGTGGAAGTAGAATACGTGGTACAGCACTTAGCGGCCAACGATTCGATTATTAAGCAGGAGCAGAAAAAATTTAATGCCATTACCCAGGAGAACCAGGCGTACTTCTATTACCTCACTTTAAAGTTAGGGGAGCCGATCGGCGAGCGATTGGATAAAATGCAGGTAAACGGCCTTTTAATTGATGTGTACGGCTTCAGCTACGGTATTTATGGCTCGGATGGAAATTTCTACCCGCCGCTTAGCTTTACGCACCAGGTAGAACCCAATCCGCAATTTCTGGTGAGTGAGGGAACCCCGGCCATTCTGCCGACCTTTGACGAAGAAACCCATTATGAGTTAACGCCCTACGTGCCCGCCGTTGAGCCGGTTTATTCTTATACCGCCACCGTAACCGTTAGCGCCCACGATGGAGCCGCCGCCGAAATGGTACTGTATAAATTAGGCGACTACCAGGTGCAAACTTCCAATGTCTTTGAAAATGTACCCAAAGGCACTTATCTACTTTTTGTAACTACTGCCAGCTCCATGCCATGTACCCGAATAGTAGTAGTCTGAAAACCGGTAACGTATTGCTGTGCCATACCAAGTACTCTCTGGAAGCATTTGCCATTCGGCAAGTACTTGGTTCTAACTGGAACCACGCCGTTTTTGTGGCCGTGATTGCTGATCAAGTATTTATCGTAGAAGCCAAAGGCGGCACCACCCTCCAGCGCACACCTTACGCGGACTGGTGTAAGCAACTCCCGCGGGAAGTAAAATTGTTAAGTGGATCCTGTGATTTAGCCCAGGTACTCGCCTACGAAGGTTTGCCTTACGATTACTGGAGTTGCGTCAATCACGTTTGGCGCAAATTATTTAACAAGTGGTTTGGCCGGCGAGCCGGAGCCGGAGCCAAACGCCTTTATTGCTTTGAATTTATTGCCTTGGTCTACCAAATCCCGAATTGGTGGGAAGCAACCCCCCAGTCGATAGAAGCCTATTTAACCGCGAAACCAGCTTAACTTTCCCGTCCTACTTTCGGGCATTCCCGCCTACCATCTTTGCTTACTTTTTAACGAATGGCAAGTGCCTTTCGGCCAAGTAGCAAAGAAAATGATCGAATTACTAGAACAATCAGTTTGGGCCATAGACCCACGGTACGTAGCGCAACACGAAAGCATTATTTCTAAAATGTTTTCGAGTGGTTCTGCCGATGTAGCCGCCTTAGAAAAAGCAAAGTCCATGCGCCCTACGATGCAGGTAGCTGTTATTGGGGCCGGTGAGATTGGTTGTTCTATTCTTTCTTTTGAAGCTGCCGCCGGCCGCAGCGCCGCCAGCCAGGAACAACGGGTAGCCGTGATTCCTTTGGTTGGTCCGGTGATGAAAAACGGCAATATGTGTGCTTATGGCTCTAAAGATGTTATTGCCTGGGTAGAACAAGCCAATGCCGACGCCAGCATTTCCGCAATGGTTCTGCTGGTAGATTCTCCCGGTGGGGCCGTGGATGGTACGGAAGCTCTGGGAGCTGCTATTAGTGCCAGCGCCAAACCCATTGTAGGGTACGTGGATGGACTAGCTGCCAGTGCCGCTTATTGGGCCATTTCGCAAACCAGCGAAATTTTCATTTCCTCGAGAACGACCGCTTGGGCCGGTTCCATTGGAACGCTGATAAAACACATGGATATAAGCAAAAACCTGGAAGCGCAAGGCGTGAAAGTTACTTATATCACCGCTGATCGCAGCACCGATAAAGTAAAAGGAAACAGCACCGAGCCCCTTTCCGAAGAAGCCATTGCCGATTTTAAAGCCGATTTAAATTCCATCAACGATACTTTTATTAGTACCGTGAAAGCCGGTCGTGGCGCAAAAATTACTTCCGAGGAAGTATTCACGGCTAAAGTTTACAACGGCAAAGATGCTATCAAATTAGGCTTGGTAGACAAAGTAGGCTCTTTACAAGATGCCGTTTCCCGGGCCGCTAAACTGGCTAAAACCCCCGCACAATCTCAAAATTCAAATAATTCTCAAAAATCTGATATGCTAAAATTTCCCAAACTGGCGAGCCTTTTAGGTCTGGCCCCATCTGCTGCTGTCGAAGGTACAGAAGTAGATGCCACTACCGAAGCGGTAGTTGATCAAGTAACGGCTGATGCCGATTTAACCGATGTACAGGCCCAGGCCGCCGAAAGTGCGCTTGCTGCTCTGGAAACAGAACGGGATGCCGCCTTGGATAAAGTTGCAGGCTTAGAAGCCACTATTGCCACTTTAACCGGCGAGAAAACAGCTCTTACCACCGATAAAGCTGATTTACAAGCCAAACTTACCACACTGGAACAATGGAAAGCCAACGCCGCCAAGCCCGGAGCGAAAGCGGAAGATACGCTAACCAATCCGGTTGCCGATGCTGCCCCGAAAGCACCGTGGGAATTGGAAGCCGACAAATACAAAGCAGAATTAGCCCAAAAGTAATAAGCCCACAACACCCTAAAACAAACCCTAAACCCTAAAACAATTTTTCAATCCCTTATTCAAAATTTTTATGGCAGATGTAATTGATTTTTCAGCCTTACCGGACAAGCTAAAAGCATATAGCTTGTCTAACAGTTCCTCAATCCTAACCAAGTTATTAATTGATGGAATGTCTTTTCTTTCTTATGCGCAATTGTTAATCGGTAATGATGAAATATCACTTACGGAATTAGTAATCGGCGAAGTGCTGCAACCAGGTGGCAAAGATGATTTCAACCCCAAAGGTGGGTTTAAATTCAAAGCCCGGATTGGTAAAGTACGCCCTTGTAAAGTGGATTTAACTTTCAAGCAAAGCGACATTGACCGTATCTGGAAATCTTACCTGGGTGAAATTGCCAAGGCTGCGGCTAAAAGCTCTCCTTACGATTTGCCTTTTGAATCTTTCTTCATGGGTAAAATTGTAGAAAAAGCGCAAGCTGATCTGCGTTTGAAAGCAGTTTACAAAGGCGTTCACAATCCAACCGGAACGGCTGCTGCTGACACCATGAATGGTTATTTAACCATTTTAAAAGCAATGATTACAGCCGGCGAAGTACCTGCTGCTAACATTTTTGCCGGTGCCCCGATTACCGAAACGAACGCTCTGGAGCAATTCAAAGGCGTTAAGAAATTGGTAGCTGAAGAATACCGTGACCAGCCATTAATTTGCTTGGCGGCTCCTAGCAAAATAGAGGCTTACATGGAAGATTACCAAATTACCCACGGTAGCCTGCCATACAATACCGAGTTCAAGAAATCTGGTATTGAAGGTTCTAATATCCGTTTTATTGCCGAGCCTTCTATGGCTGGTTCTAACCGGATTATCATCACTCCGGAAGTAAACATTTTCTGGTTAGCTAACAACTTAGCCAATGTTAACTCCATCATTATTGAGAAAGAGAAAAGAAACATTCACGTTCTGATGGATTTCGAGTGCGCTCCCGAATTTGGGGTAGGTGCTTTAGTTTGGACCAACGACCAAGAATAGTATAACCCGCAATTTTTTACCCCTAGTGGCTGGCCCCGTAAGGCCAGCCACAATTTAAACAATCGAAAAATCCTTTAATCAATCCATAGGCATGATACCTAAAATATTTAAAACCTTGTTCACCGTAGCCTTAACTGTATTAGGCTTGGTATTTTTCACCGAAACCCACGGCCTCACCCATTTAGGCGTGAGCGAAGCCCTCGGCTTAGCTTCTTCTACTTCAATGGTTCTGGCTACTTGTATTTCGGTAGCATCCATCAAAGAAGATGAGTGCGGCGCTAACACCGGCGGCTTGTACGAACTGTACGTTGTTTTGAAACGCGATATTTTAACCTGGCCTGGCTTTAAAGCAGGCTCTAAAGTAGTTCTGGATGGCGATATAGTGCTTAAAACCGGCAAGAAATGGGCTAAGTGGGACTTTGCCGAAGATACCGGCGAGATAACATTCAAATCCGAAGGAGAAGCCGGCAGCCAAACTTTCAGCCAGGAAACCGGCGTGTACATTCCACGGATGAACGAAGAAATCGCGGAAGTAGTGGCCAACGCCTTGAATGGCAAATTTGTCGTGGCGGTAAAAACGCCGGACGATAAAGTAATGATCGGTGGTTCCCAAAAGCGCCCGATGAAATTTGATATTGACTACAAATCCGGCAAAAAATACAATGATAAAAACGGTGGCGATTATAAGTTTACCGTGGGTACCAACCACCCGCCGTTGTTTTACGATGGAGAACTGGAATCGGAAGCTCCGGCCGTAGTTTAAGTAAGCCCAACGGCTCTTTCGCCCTAACGAGCATCTAGCACCAGGACTGACACGAGATTCAGTATGCCCCAATAGCAGATTAGCGACCCGATAGGCAAAGAGCCGCCCTACTTAAATCTTAATCCCTAACCCCGTAAGGTTAAGGATTTTTTTTTGTTGCGTTGCACGTAATTTCTGGTAGATTTGTCTGTATAGCAATCAAACCGCCAAAAATGGATAAAATCAAGTTGTGGCTTGATTCCGAAACTAAAGACTATCAAGAAGGAATCCTACTTTTAGAGAAAGCCACCAAAAACCGCACCCTAGTAAGTAACCTCCGCCGCAAGGAAAATAATGCCAATACCGCCAAGCTTGCTTACGAACTCGGAAAGATTTACGCAACTGCCCGAATTGAGGCAGAGGCTAATGAGAACCCCCAAATTTCCTTTGTGGCTATTGATGAAGCAAACCAGTTGAACCAGGAGCCGCTAAAATTGGAGCAACCCGTTCCTAACTTTCCACCAGGTACCCCGGCCACTGGTCAAAATCCAGAGCCACCGAAAGAACCGGAAAAAGTGGATGCCGGTACGCTGGCAGCTCTCCAAACCATTGACCAGGAGAATCGCACCTTATCGTTGGAAGAAGTAGACAAAAAAATGCAAAGCCTCTTTAACGAAAAGGCGATGCTGTCGAATACCTTGGCTGATCTGGCTACGGATGAAGAAAGGGCCCAAACTGTAAAAGCGATTGCGGATAAGCAGGAGCATTATAACCAGCTCGCTCAGGCTAAGCAATACTTTCAGGAACACGGTAAATTTCCGGAAGCGGAACCGGTACCCAATGCCGAAAATACCGAGGACAAAGCCACCCTAATTGAGGTACGTAACCGCCTTCGTAGTAGCGTGAGCAAAGCCAAAAAAGCCTTAGAAGCCAAACCGGATGATGTTACCAAGCAGGAAAAATTGGCGAAACTGGAAATAGAGCTAAACGCAGTTGAAGCCAAAATCAAACTTGTAGGTTAATGGCAGAGGAACAGAGAAAACCGGCGTTCGAGTCGCAACAATTCATCCGGGATTTTTTTAATGGTAAGAACTATAATATTTGGTTTCAAAATGGCTTTGATGGTAAATCCGTGTTGCGAATTGATGCCGGACCAGGTACCGAGCCAATAGATGAATTTAGATTCTATTGTGATCTGTGGCCGCACCAAATCCAAGATCCGGTGATTATGGAAGTTACTTGTAAGAAGGCCCAGGCAGAAATTGACCGGTACGTGAATGCGCGCAAAAAGTCGGAGTTCTACCACATACCGGTGCCCAAAATTCATTTAAATTGATCATAAAAGCTTTTTCGTAGTTTTCTTAATAGTATACTCATTGGTGTTCTTAAAAGGCCCGGTTACCCTGTAGCTGGGCCTTTTTGTACGTTACTGTCTCGTCCTACCCTTGTCTCAAGCTTTGCTGCACCTTCGTAGCAAAGCTTTTTATATGGCAAAAACAGAACTATTAGGAAAGGGCGATAAGCTGGATAAATACCGGGATCATCTGCTTAGCAATGCCGCATTAACTCCGGAGCAAACGGAAATGCTAGCCAAATACCGCCGGGCCAATGCTCTGCTGTGTAATGGCTATTCCCGTTTGCGCACTATTACCATTCTAACCAAAGAATGCCTGGTAGCGCACGGCTATGCTTATAGCCTAGTACGCGATACCATTGAGCTCTTCGGCGATATAACTAAGTCGGAGAAGGATGGCATGCGCTACATCGCCTACGAAAACTTTATACGGGCCGCAAAGTTGGCTCAAAAGCAAAAAGATTACAATGCCATGATCCGGGCCCAGGAAAATGCCGCTCGAATTTATGATTTGTACACGGTAAGCGAACAGGTTATGAATCCGCAAGATTTCGTGAAACCAACCGAAATCATCTTTACGACCGATGCGCAAGTGCTGATTGACCATCAAAAAGAAGAAACAATAGATACCGATTACCAGGAAGCAGACGATGAAGAAGGTAAGTAGGGTCTACGTGAATGATAAACAGCGCCGTTTTCTGAGTGCCCGGCAGAAAAGACGTGGTTTTGTGGGTGGTAGAGGATCCGGTAAGTCTACGGTTTACGGGCATCGCACTTACCTGAATTATAATGCCCTGGCCCGCGCTAAATTCTTTCTGGCTGGTTTAACTTATAACCAGGCTTACACCAAAACGCTCCCTTCCGCTATGGATGCCTGGCATGCCTGCGGCTTACGGGAATTTGATAAGAAAACCGGTTTAGGGCATTACGTGGTTTGCCAACGCCCACCCGCCCATTTTATGAAGCCTTACCAAGCTCCGCGCAAGTACGAAAATGCTATTACCTTCATCAATGGGTATACCATCGAAGTACTTTCCATGGATCGGCCGGATAGTGGGAGAGGTGGTAATTACGACGGCGGCGACGTGGATGAAAGCGCCCTATTTAAGCGCGAAGTGATTTTTAAGGTGCTGCGCCCGATGATCCGGGGCAACATCTACCGATTCACGCACTACCTGCACCAAAGTTTTTGTGATTATACTTCGGTGCCCTGGTTACCGAGTGGCCAGTGGGTGTTTGAAACGGAAGAGAATGCTAAATCGCATCCGGAAGATTATTTCTTTCTCGAGAGTACGGCTTACGATAACGTGGCCGTATTGGGAGCAGGCTATCTCGCCGGTCTCAAACAGGAAATGAGCAGCATCGAGTTTGATGTAGAGGTAATGAATAAACGCCTGAAGAAACTCCCGAATAGTTTCTATCCGGCGTTTAATGAAGATCGGCACCTGAAGTTTGATACTTATTCCTACCAGTATGATGAGGAAACCGGCATTTGGGTCATGGGTAATAACTTTTATAAACCGAGTGCGCCCCTGGAAACCAGTTGGGATTTCAATGCCGCCTTTACTTCCATGATCGTCTGTCAGGAAACCAGTAGCGAGTTCCGGTGTGTGGATGCCCTTTGGAAGAAACAAGCCGAAGATAAATCACTCGTGATAGCTCTTACGGAACAATTTTGTGAGGACTATGCCGGCCACCAATGTAAAGAAGTGCTGATATACGGGGATAGAAACGGGAATAATAAAAGCGCTGGTGATAACAAAACCTTTTATGACCATATTCAAGAAACCCTGAGGGCTAATGGCTGGGAACCTACCTTAATGGTAGAAGGCCTGGATCCGGACCACCGCTTGAAGCACATCCTGATCAATGAACTCTTGGCAGAAACCAACTCTCGCTTACCTAAGATCCGACTGCACCAGGACAAATGCAAGTTTCTGGCAATTTCCATTCAGAACTCACCTATTCTACCGGATTGGAAGAAATGTAAAAAGAGTGAAGGATTGCTGATGGAACAGGAACGGGCTACCCACTTAGCTGACTGTTTCGATAACATCGTGTACCGCAAGTATGCCCACATGTTCGGCGTACAAACAAGCCTCGCTGGATTGGTATACACCATCTAACTGAAGAAACTTCCCTATAACAAGGCGTACAGGATCCTGCACGCTTTTTTTGTTGCTCCTTTTATAATGGAAATTTCCAATGGAAAGTGCCTTAGTAAGCTGCAAAGGGCTATTTGGTGGCGGCGGGAGGGCCTTTCATATATCCCTGATTTTTTTGATTGGAAATTTCCAAACCGCTAAAGGGCGCGCAGTCAACAGTGCGTTATACCTCATTTTTCAAGCTCTTTTTCGAAACAAGTAGCAGATTTTAAGGCAATTACAAAAAATTTGACCGCAAAACTTTTTCGGCAGCTTACGTCCTACCCTCTAGCTCCAGTTTCCAGTAACATTGCTAAAAAAACACAATGTCAGAAACGAGAATCAGAATGGCCCAGGTACTTGCCGAGATAGACCAATACGAAATCGGTGGCCGGCTGCATACCTTTTCCTTAAACTACATCAAAACAAACGGGCAAAAAGGATTTAAAGAAAGAGTCCGGAAGTCGGGCAATTATTCTAATCATCCGACCGAGGGAACCAAGAAGGAATCCGGTAACAAATTTCGCATTAACATCAAAAATAACGGCTTGTTCATGCTGGTAGATAACAGGACCGGTCAGCCATTCGCCTTAAAAATTTCTCTTTTAACTCACTATAACGGCCAACGCATACGACACTAATGGAATCAGTAATTGAAGCAGGCGAAAACTTCTATGTTTTGCGCGATGCACAAGCAGTCGTGGAATTTTCGGGAGGAACCCGCAAAGACAATCTGTTCGCAGAAAAAAATATTACCACCTCGGGCGGCTGGAAAGTAGCCAAGTGGGGAGCCGATAACCTGAAGCCCCAAAATATGTTGCACCTGGTGTACGGCAACCACATTAAACCGCAGTTGATTTATACCAGCCGCGACTTTTTACTAGGTTCCCGGTTATCCATCTTCGAAAGAAAAATTGTAACCAACCCGACTACCGGCAAAAATGAAATTGCTTTAGAGCCGGTTATTAACCCGCAGTTGGAGGATTGGTTAGAGGAAACCGATGCCGATAATTACATGCGCAGCGCCGCCTACAACCTGGAGTTTGCGCACAATGTTTTTACCTCTTTTAGCCTGGACACTTCCAGTAACCTTACTTTAAAATCCTGGGATTGTACGGACGTACGGGCCGCGCAGATGTTAGCCAAACAGCAAAACATCGAGCAGTACTTATTGCATCCGGATTGGGCCAACTACAAAGAATCCGACTTAGCAAATTTGCCCGCCTTCGACCGCATCAACCCGACTAAGTTTGGTGATTTCATGTACCACGGCAGGGATAGAGTTCCCGGCCAACCCTACTACGATGTACCGCCTTGGTGGGGAACCGAGGAATGGACGCGGGTTAGTAACCTGATTCCAAACTTCCATAAAAGCGGCCTGAAAAACGGCTATAACATCAAGTATCACATCAAGATACCGGCGAATTATTTTGACCAATTCAAAACCAATGACGAGAAGAAAAAAGAAGAAACTCGGCTAATGGGAGTGATGAACGAAATGTTAGCGGGCACCGAAAACGCGGATAAAGCCTTTGTTAGCAAGTTTTTGGTAGATGCCAATGGCAAACAAATACCAGGATGGGAGATACTGCCTATTGAAAATAAGATGTCCGACGATGCTTATACAAATGTAAATAATCAGTCCAACATAGCGCATACAAGCGGGCATGGTATCGATCCAAGTCTAGCCGGAATTGATACGGGCGGCAAGTTAGGCGGTTCCGGCTCCGAAAAGCGGATTTCTTACCAACTGCATATAGCCCTACGCACGCCGAATAAGCGCAAAATTTTACTCGAACCATTTAACAAGGTAGCCAAACCAATTTTGAAATGGTGGCCGCGCGAGCAGTTTATTGGCTTTGAAGATATAAGCCTCACTACGCTGGACCAGAACCCGACCGGCCAACAAAAAACCGTAAATAATAACCAATAAGATGCTATTAAATTCTACGCCCGACCTGAAATTGTATTACGGCACTTTGTCGAAAAATACCACCTTTGCCACCCTTAAACCCTTTGTGATACTGGCAACGCAGAAATATTTAGTACCGGCCATTGGTTCGGCATTTTTAAACGAACTAACCACCGGCATCACGGTAACAGCTCCCGATAGTTTAAGCGTGGTGGCTTTCGAGGGCGTAACCGCCGAGCTGTACGCATTATTAGCCGCTTCGCTGGCTTATTATACTATGCTGGAGGCCCAACCCTTCTTAACCCAGCAAACCGGTAATTTGGGTACCCAGGAAGCCAATGTTAAGGATATGATGCCCGTTCGCCAATGGGTATACAATCAAGCCGAAAATGCCACGGCGGAAAATGCCGACCGGCTTTTAGATGCTGCCTTGGAATTGCTGGAAAAAGATGCCGAGCTGTTTGCTTTCTGGAAAAATTCCGAGCAGTATACCATTTCTTCTAGTTTGCTAATTTCTTCTACGGCCGAGTTGAACCGGTACGTTAATATTCAGAATAGCCGGCGGGCTTATCTGGCGTTGCGGCCCTATCTGGAGCGAGCCGAAATTTTATACATCGCTCCGGAAGTAGGCGACGAGTTGCTAGCCGAGTTAAAGCAATTGTCTGCAGCTCCGAATCCGGAATTAAATACCCTGGCCGCCAAAATTAAACCGGCGCTGGCGCAATTTGCCTTGAAAGAAGCCCTACCGGATTTGCCCATGGTAATAAGTGGTACCGGCATCAGAATCTTAAACGAGAACGATGGTATTCGTTCCCGGCTGGCCGCTTCGGAATCGCAAATTGCTAACCTGGCTACTAAAGCCGAACTGCTAGCGAACCGCTACATGGCCGAGGTATTGCGCCAGTTAGATCTAACCAACCAAACCGGCGAAAACTTGCCCGCCGATAAAAACCAAACGTGGCAGGCACCAGATAACACGGATTCAGCATCTTTTTGGGTATGAAAAAGCTACCAACCCCCACCTTTGACTTGCTTAACTACCAAGTATTTATTCACTCCATCGGGGCACTAATCGGCCTTATTTATGGCTTTGTAGATAGCCATATCTGGAGTCCAGCCGAAACTTATTTTCTGGTAATGTCGCTGGTACTCCTGGATTTTTGCACGGGCATTTTGTACGCCTACAAATCCAAAGGCTACTGCGAAATTAAAGCCCAACGGGTTATTTTTACCATGCTGGCCTATACTTCTTTGCTATTTTATACTTTCCAGTTCAGCAAAGCCGGAGGCGTAATGCCGCTCCTGACGCACATTGTATTCGTGCCGATGGTCGCCGTAACCATGATTTCGCTCGTTAAAAATTTCCGCTTGTTAGGCTGGATTAATAGAGATTTAGCCTTTACCATCAATCAAAAGTTGGATTCTAAAATTAAAGAAGATGCGCTTAACGTCAACCCGGCTGCTAGTGAGCCAGTTTTGCCTACTGTTAATTAAAATTTTAGCGGAACGTTACCCCGTTAGCCAGGCTCCGTTTTGGGTTTGGTTGCTGGTCGGTAGCCAGGTATTATTCGTGTTGTGGGTAGCGGTACTGGCCTGCTTTAAGGCTCCGATTACGGTAACTTTTCCCGGCCATTCCAATCCACCCCCACCACCTTTAGAACCAGCCAAAAATGCTTAGTTTTAAACTGAATGGGAAACCTTGCCAGATGCCTACCGAGTGGCAGGAGCTAACGGAAAAGCAGGTTTATGAGCTGTTGCCGTTTGTGTATGCTGACCGCCATAATCCGGAAGTGCGCAGCGCCTTGTTAAAGGTTTTATTTCCCATCCCGAAGGCTATTTTTCGGCGCATGGATGCCTTTGACGTATTTAGGCTCCAGGAACAATGTTTATGGGTTTGGGATAAACCAGTTGACCAAAAAGCGATTGGCGAATTTTCTTTTAACCAGGTACAGTATATTTTGCCGGAGTCAGATTTTTCTAACCTTACCATTATCGAGTACGGCATGGCTGACCATTATTTTCGGGCCTTCAGCCGGCAGAATCCCGATACCCAAGCCATCAATTTTTTAGTGGCCACCTTATGCCGCCCGCAGGCCAAAAAATTAAATGTGAACGACCCCGAGTGGAACGGCGATCGGCGCGAAAAATACAATTCTAAAATTGCCGAACGCCGCGCGCAGGAGTTTGGCCCCCTGGATATCCTCACCAAAATCATTGTTTTGCAGCGATTCATTCAAGGCCAAAAAGTGATTCACTCCAGCTACCGGGAAATTTTTGAAGAATCCAAAACCAAAAGTAGCGCCGCAGTCCAAGGTCCTAACTTAGGGTGGATTGGCGTTATAGATGATTTAGCCGAAACCGGCACCTTTGGCGATTGGGAAAAAACTGCCTTCACTGCCTTGCACACCATCTTATTTCATTTGCGAAAGAAGTTCTACCAGCGCAAAGAATTAGAACAAAATAGTTAGAATCCAGTACAGAATTATTGTAATTAATTACACTATTTGTGTAATCAATTACAATAAAATACGTATCTTAGGGTATGATAATTTAAAAAAAAGGTATGCTAAACAAGATAATTGGTTCAGATGGCCAGGAGATCAAACTAAATATAGAGGTACATCCCGGCGAAGTGTTGAAAGATGAAATAAATGCCCGAGGGTTCAAAATTTCCAACTTTGCCATGCGAATTGGGGTTTACCCCGCCCATTTGCTGGAGATTACCAAAAAGAAGCGCAATATCACGGCTAATATTGCTTTGCGGTTGGAAAAAGAATTAAGCATTGAAGCCGAATTTTGGCTCAGGCTGCAAATAGACTATGACCTCTATCGCGAAAGAAAAAAATTTTTGCAGACTCCCCATATTTTGAAGAATGAGCAAGTTTGAAAAACTAATAAAAAAAATCTTAAATGGTAGTTCGGATGCTAATATTGAATTTGATGAATTAGTAAATCTTTTGCATCGGCTCGGTTTTGATGAAAGGCAAAGGGGTACTAGCCATAAAATTTTTTTCAAAGATGGAGTAGCTGAAATGATTAATATTCAACCCATTGGGAGCAAGGCAAAGCCTTATCAGGTTAAACAAGTAAGAGAAATAATCAATAAATATAAATTGAACGATTAATGGAATATCTTCAAAAAATAACAAGCCATGCCGGATATGAAGTTCTTCTTTATTGGAGTGAAGAAGATAATGCGGTCATTGCCGAAGTGCCGGAACTACCTGGCTGTATGGCAGATGGTAAAAATTCAGTGGAGGTTTTAACTAATGTAGAAATTATTATACAGGAGTGGATTGAAACAGCCCAAGAATTGGGCCGAGCCATTCCACCACCAAAAGTAATGTATGCCTAGTAACAAGAGCACCGCCAAGCAAAGAAAATTACGCCATAGACTGCAAGTGTCTCAATTGACTAAGCGTTTTCGGAAAGTTTTAAGTGATGTAGAATTGTTTAAAAAAGGTAAACTTGAAACCACGCCAGTTAAAGATTTTCTAGGTGAACTGGAAGAGGAAATTAAAACTCCCAAAAGGAGACTTACTTTGGAAGAATTAATTACTAAGGACTACGGCGAAAGAGGAACACCCGAAAGGGAGCGTATTGAAGCTATTTTGGAAAAAGACTTAGCGGCTCAAAAACGTAAAGAAATTCGGAAGACAAGAAATCAAACTAACAATCAGCCTGTTATTCGAAAGCTACAAAAATTTTCTATTTAAATATTTATTTGTAAAAAAAAGCCAGCCGGAGTAGCGCCTATGCCTACTCCGGCTGGCTTTTTTTTACGTCCTACCCTTAACCTTTCGGTGCCTGTACCTTGGCACCATGACAAAACAAGAATTAGATAAACTAGTCGAAGGCAAGCTGGAGGGATGGAGCTTTATGGTTCTTTCCCTTTTGAAGCAAAGCATGAAGAATAAGCGGGTAACTTTAAGCAAGGAAACCTACAATTCTTTAGTGGCCCAAGTGCAAAGCCGCTCCGGTGATGTAGCGGCCAAAATGCTGCTTTCTTTTCATGATTCTGGCCGCATGCGGGATATGAATACCCTACGGTTTAAGAAGCGCCCACCTATTGAGGCATTGGAAGAATTTGTCCGGAACGTGGGTATTGGCAAATTTAATTACAGTCCGGGCTATGACCGGGGCACTATCCCTATTTCGCAGGCTAAGGCCATCAATCGCATTGCCTGGGGCATTGCGGTAAGTATGCAAAATAACTACCAGCACACCCCCGGCAAGTGGTTTAACAAGACTTTCTTTTCCTCCATCAATAAGCTATGCGATGAAATCGCAACGGCTTATGTGGCCGAATCTGGCAAACACATCGCAGCAAACTTTAAAAAATAATAGCAATGGCACAAGTAAGAACCGATAAGGTTCAAGTTGAATTGGACGTAAAAACCGAGCAAGCAACAGTAGAATTAGACAATCTAACCCGCAAGCAAAAACTCATTACCGATGAGTTAAAAAATATGAAGCGGGGAACCGATGAATTTGTTAAGGCGAACCAGGAGCTAACCCAGGTAAATAAGCAAGTCGATACCTTAAGAACCTCTTTAGGTACTACTGCTTTAACGCTTAACCAACTGGAGAAACAAAGCCGCGAGTTAAACCGCGAGTTGAAAGGCTTAACTCCTGGCACCGCATCTTTTATAGATAAGTCCAAACAATTAACCCAAGTGGAAGCCCGGGCCAAAGAAGTAAAAGCGGCCATGCGGGGCATTGGCGACGAGCAGCAAAAAGCTACCGGCTTATGGTCAAAAGTGAAAGAAGGTGCCCTTGGTGTTCTGACAGGTACGGCGCTGTACGATGGAATTAAGCAGGTCGGCACCGAAATTCTCAATTTCGGGAAAGAATCAGTGGCCGCATTTAACGAGGCCCAACAATCCGCAGGCCATCTAAAAAATGCCGTAGTAACGCTTGGCGGCGAATCAGAAGGAAGTTTGCAGCGCCTTTTGGACCAGTCCGACAAGCTGGAAATGATGACTTTTGGATTTAGCGCCGAAAACATTCAGGCAGCACAGGCCCAACTAAAAACCTTTGGCTTAACCGCCGCTGAAATTGAAAGGTTAACCCCTAAACTTTTGGATTATGCCACGGCCAACAAAAAAGATTTGGCTGGTGCTACGGATGATGTTACCGCCGCATTGCTTGGCAAAGATAAAGCCTTGCAGAAATCCGGTATTACCTTAGATCAGAGCAAATTAACGGTGGAAGGTATCACTAATGCTTTTGATAAGTTTAAAGGTTCCTCGGAAGCGGCTCTTAATGATGGAGCTAATGGCTTTGAACGTGTTTCCGATGTGATCGGCGTGATGCAGGAAAACATTGGCGAGGGATTGCTACCGGTGCTGGAAGAAGGAGCCGCCTTAATCGGCGATATGCTGGAAGAATCCGAGCCACTGGAGGAGGTATTTGTATCCTTGGGAGAAACGATAGAAACCCTTTGGGATAGCTTTAGCAGCTTGTTTGCTACCTTATTTCCCTTCTTTGAAGGAGCCAACCGAGGCAGCGTAATTATGAAAACGTTGGCTTTTGCCTTCAATCTTTCCCTTACTCCATTAAAGGCTTTAGCTGGCTTTATTCAACTCGCAGTAGATGAATTTAATATCTTGGTTTTTGCAGGCAAGAAAGCGGCTAATTTCTTTGGTGCGGATTTCAAAATTGACCCGAAGGAAAATTTTAGTTCGCTGGTCGATAAGATGGAAGCCAATGCCATCAAAAATTTCAGCAACATCAAGGATGGTTTTACCAATATTTTCGAGGACCAGAAAGAAGCACTAGCCGCCTCGGAAACTGTCGTAGTGGAATCAGGAAAGCGCAAGTTTGCGGCTGAAACCAAAGCCAACGATGAAGCTAGTAAAGCGGCTGAAAAACTCCGTAAGGAACGAGAGAAAGCTGCCGAGGAATTACGCAAAAAACAGGAGCAGCTTGCTAAAGAAGAACTCGAGAGGCAAAACTACATTCGTGATTTAGAAATTGCGAATATCGCTGATGAAACGGCTCGTAAGATTGCGGCACTTCAGGAGCAGGCCCGCCGTGAAATTTCTCTTGCCACGGGTACCGCCCAACAAAAGGCTACCATCAAGGAATTGCTGGAGAAAAAACTTGTAACCGATATTGCCCAGGTTCAGAAAGAAGCGGATGCCAAAAAACTCAAAGAAGTTGAAGAACAGGCTAAAAAGGAACAGGAAGTTAGAGCCAGGATTGCCAACGGTCGCGCGGAACTGGATGTAAACATAGCCAAGTCAAGCGGCAATTTAGGCGCAATGGAAGCCGCCGAAAAAGCTCGATTAGATGTACAAACCCAATTAGAATTACAAAATACCACCTTAACCGAAGAAGAAAAATTACTCATACATGACCAGTACGAGCAGAAGAAATCCGAAATAACCGCCTCGTATGCCGAGCAGCGTTCAAAATCCGAGCTGGAGAAAAACGTATTTGCGATGGAACAAATCCAAGCAGGCACCGCAGCTTTATTCGAGTTTAAGAAAATTGCCAATGATCGGGAAATGAGTAAGCTGGATAAAGATAAACAGGTTCGCTTGCAAAAGTTGCAGCAGGAATACAACGCTGGTAAAATATCCAAGGAAAGCTACGAAAACGGCAAAAACGCGATAGAAACTAATTATGATGCTAAGGCCCGCAACCTTAAAAAGAAAGCGGCGCAGGATGAAAAAACGGCCAACATTGCGAACTCTATAATGGCAGGATTATTAGGCGTAATTAAAGCAGCTCCTAATGTGCCTCTGCAAATTGCCACCGGTATTTTAGCTACCCTCACCACGGCCAAAATTGCCGCAACTCCTTTACCTAGTTTTAGCCTAGGAGGTTTATTTAAAGGCGCTGGCCACAGGATTTTTTCTGCCGGAGCAGATACTTGGCGCGGCACTAGAAAGTTCGCTAATGGCGGCACCATCAATCCTACGGCTGGTATTGCTGGTAGTGGCCAATTGCACTCCAACGGTGGTATTCAAATGGTAGATGGTGCGACCGGTGAACACCTGGGCGAATGGGAGAAAGGCGAGGCCTACATGATTCTTAGTAGAAATACCGTAGCCAACAATGGTTCGCTAATCAATAAACTACTAGATTCTTCTTTACATCGAGGCGGCTCGAAGGTGCATATGGCTAATGGTGGCATGTATTCCGATGGTTCTGTTTCTAGCCCGAGTGGACCTAATACGGATGCTTTTGGCGTGCTCGTTGCCGAAATGCGAGGCATAAGGGAAGAAATTAAAACTCAAAAACGTTGCTAAAAGCCTACGTAGTGGCTACTGAGGTTAGTGATTCTCTAAACGAAATTCAAACTATTATGGAAGAGGCAAATTTATAAAAACCTTATTAGATTCTTTACCTAGTAAGTTCTAAATTTAACAAGGTTTAATAGTCTACACCTGACTTACCAGTTAAGGCAGTATGAAGCTTACTGATTAATTGTTCAACCTCTTTTTTATATTGTTCTTCGTCTTTATTTTTTAATGAAGGCCAAATTAAAGCTATGGTGTCGGGTAAAGAAGTTGAATATTTAAATATATCCTCTTTTTTGACCCCGTACCATATTGGTATGATTATTTTTTCTTTATTAATTCTTTCCCTAGTAAAAATAGAATCAAATTCATACTTGCCCCAACCATGATTATTTAGGTAGTTTTTAGTTAAAACAACTATACATTTTTCAACTTCCCTAATTCCCTTTTCAATAGATTCTCTTAAACTATCACCGACCCTTAATGAATATTCGTCATACCAAACTGAGCATAATCTTTTTGACAAACCTTCCGCTAATGGGCGCGCAATTTTATCTTTATCTTTCCAATCATGTGATATAAAAGCAACTGGCTTGTCATATGCTTGTCTATTTTCCATGTAATTTGTGCTCCTTATTGTTATTAGTAAACCTTTAGCTGCTGCAAAATCATAAAGTCGCAATAATTGCTTAGAATCTAATTGTGTTTCTGAATAAAAATAAATTCTATTTGAAAAAATGTTTTTAAAGTCTTTTTCAATTAGTCCTTCAACTTTAGTATCAGAAACGTGCCCACCCTTCAAATCAATTTTTAGGGAATCATCATTAATATACACTCCGACATCATTCAGAATATCTCCAATTATATCTATGGTGTCTTTACTTTCATGAATGTAGAATGCAAGAGATTTGGTTGAAAATTCCATGCTTATCATTACTCTAAATGTGAAATTTATAATCTCACCATTAATATTGTAACTACCAGCTCTATCACAATTAATCATTGGGCTATGGAAATCTCCATTAAAATATTCCATTAATGTTGCCAT